CTATGTATTTCATTCCTTCAAGGCAATCCATATTATAAATATTATTAAGTTTTATTTTCAATTAATCACCAACTTTTATATTTTATTTTTAAGACAGACGATAAAAGTATTCTTTCATTGGTCATTTCGAAAAAGATAATAGCCTAAATATGAGCAATATTTTTTTCATGGTTTTTGATTCTATTGGTTGCTAATTCATAATATTCTTTATTTAATTCAAACCCTATGTAATTTCTATTAGTGTTAATCGCTGCAATAGCTGTGGTTCCTGAACCCATGCAGTTATCAAGAATGATATCATCTTCTTTGGTATATGTGTGGATGAGGTATTCAAAGAGAGCGACTGGTTTTTGTGTCTTATGTATCGTCTTACCTTCTGATTCTGCGGTCTTGAAATATTGCACACTTCTTGGGTAACGCATACCTTCCGATTTAACCTCCACTTGTTCAAACTTACCGTAAACATCATCTTCTGTTTGTTGTTTTCTCACGCCCTTATTATAGGCTTCACCAACTGTCATTTGGGGATTGTAGATAGGAGGCTTCTTGTAAAAAACACAAATATCCTCATGAGCCACTAGTGGTCTTTTCTTTGCGTTCAGAAATCCAGTTGCCTTCGACTTTTCCCAAACCCACGTATACCTAAACATTTTCAAGTTTGAGTTGATTAACACACTTGTAAAAGGTTGACTTGCTGTTAAAACAATCGCTCCGTTGTCTTTAATAATGCGATTATACTGTAACCACAACTCATTAAAAGGGATAATAATATCCCATTTACACTGTGTTGTTCCATAGGGTAGATCACATAAAATCATATCAATTGATTTATCTGGAATATCTCTCATTCCAATTAAGCAGTCTATATTATAAATTGTATTCAATGTCAAATTGCCAAGTTGTATTTATTTCACCTTCTTTTTATATTTTTTCTACTTCAAAACCCGATGAAATCACAGTTTCATTACCTGTTTTGTAAAAAATAATGCCCAGAATTAGGGCAATATTTTTTCGATAATACTACTAAATTTTATAATTCTAGTCTTTTTTCTATAATATTTATATATTCTTTTTCTCTTTCGATTCCTATGTAATCAAAATTCAGATTTTTAGCTGCTACTAATGTTGTACCACTTCCTGCAAACGGGTCGAGGACAGTGCCATTTTTAGGTGTAACCAAAGTTACAAGATACTCCATCAATTTTAGTGGTTTTACAGTTGTATGACTATTTTCTTCCCCACGTTCCTTTTTAGAAGCTTTGGGGCAAAAGAAAAATCTACTTGCTCCCCCAGTGTCATTACGAGAAATTAAATTTCCTCTTCGCATTGGTTGGATTGCTCCGTTAGAGTTTTCTCCTACTGTTGCATTGCCATTAGATTTTCCAGATGGTCTTTCTCCACTTTGTTCATCAAGTATCTTTCCTGCCACTTCATCGAGCATTACATTTGCAGGAAATCTACCTTCTTCTTTAACACAGCCTCTCGCTTGTTCAAGTGGAGTATTGCCAACACCAAACAAGGTTTCTGATGTTCCAAATCCAATTGATTTAGATTTCTCAGTGAAATTACATTTTGCTTTCACTAAATTTAAGTCTGCTTCGTTTCTATATTCTACTCTGCAGTCGTCAATATTAATTGCTCCAGTTCCATGTTTTATAATATTATCAACTACTGTTTTTTCAGATAACGGTTTTCTAGCCATAACAATGGGTTCATGAGCAGGTTTAAGTGCTGTTCCCCATCCTTTGTAGTCATTCTCACTTTTATATTTTTTAATAATTTGCTTACCCACATCTTGGCTTTTTGGAAAACCTTGTGCATAAATCCACTGAATTTGATCTCTAATTTCAAAACCTGCGTCCTCAATTGCACAAGCCATTCTATGATATGTGCGTGTCCCACCAAAAGACAGTAAGTATCCACCATGCTTTAGTACACGTAAACATTCTTTCCACATATCTACATCATAAGCAATACCTGTTTTATCCCACGCTTTATTCATGAACCCTAATTCATAAGGTGGGTCAGTAATGATTGAGTCAACTGAATTATCAGGAAGTGATTTTAGTAATTCTTTGCAATCGCCATGTAAAATTTGATTAATAATAGTAAATTTCACTCCTTTTTATTATTTAACTTCAATCTTAGACCAATCAAAGTTCTCAAGTATCTTCCACAATCGCTCGACTTGTGGCGCTCTCCATGCAGTCATGGCATATGTATGTGCTTCAGGCGTGTAGTGGTAGTGATTTAACTCGATGTGACGCTTAGCTTCTGCTTTAGTAAGAAACATTGTATCCTCTTTTATAATATGTTCTTTTCTAATTGGAACAATATATGCTTCACTGTCATAATGTGAGTGTATCCAGCTCAATATAGCTTCAGGATCATTATTAGAGTCCTCATAAATGTTTACAAATTCTGCCACAGCTTCCTTGGAAAATTCGTCATCGAATTCAATTTCTTCTTTCATTTCTGACAAGAAGTCGGACATAGCCCACCCATATATATCACGCCGAGGAAGATTGAATGTAATATCATCCTCAAACCCGAATGGAACAGGAAACATTTTAAAGTCTCCTATTGTCCAAAATCTAGGTGCGGCTTGATAATCGTTATCGTGTTCGGATTGATACTTGAGTTCTTTTTGTAACTCAATTAAAAATTGAATATCTTCATTAAGTTGTGACATTAGATTCTCCTTTATTCTTTCTACTTTTTAACTTGAAGATTAGTTTATCGATAGGGTAATAGATTAAGCCTCCAATGACATTGCTGATAACAACATTGTAAAAATCGCCAAACGGTAGCCACGCAACACATGGATAGAGAACAATTGTGCTGGTTTGCCAGCGTACCAAGTATAGGAATAGTTTCATTTATTTGTTAACCTTCTTTGCATCTTCAATTTGACGTTTAATTTCTTTTTCAATTTTAGGTTCAGGGGCAAAGTCAGTTTCCCAGTTAGGCGGCTTCATAATTTTACCTACCTCATTAAATCGTGGTAGATTGTCATTCCATAGTTTATTCATATTAGCTGACTGCACAATATCAAATAGTGGATCAGGATTGACATCAATTAGTGTAAAATTACCCAAATTGAAGTAGCTTATATCCGTCATGGCATCTGCTTGGGCGACTAAACGCTCAAAATCATCTTTAGGAAATTCTTTCTCTAACTCTCTTGCCAATGAAATATCCATTTTATCTAGTAATTTTTGATATAAATCACGTAATTCTGCCTTGTTTTCACAAGATGCCTGAAGAAGCTCAACCAACTCTTCTGCAACAAAGGAAGCTCTGATTAGAGCTTCCTCCTTGCTTAGAGGTGTAGGGGAATCAGGCATTGGAATATTAAATGTTTTGTGAAAAAGTTTTACTTGTTCGTAAGTAGAAACAGGAGCTGAAACGTTAGAATTTTTAGTTTCAAACATATTGTGAATTTTATTTGCTACCCATGCATATAGTTTTAAAACAAAATTATACAAATTAACACCTCTATTTTATATCATGTTATTTATAAATTAGGTTTCAGCATTTTATGCTTCACAAGTTGTGCATAGTTTATCTTTGCTAAATTGCTGTGCGGCATTTGTACTGTGCTGATAGTATAGTGTTTTGATACCGTTCTCCCAAGCAAACAAATACAATTCATTAATTTGCTTAGCAGACATTTTTGGATTAATCATAAGATTTAGTGATTGACTTTGATCTAGGAAGAGTTGTCTTGTAGAGGCTTGATCTAAGATAACATACTGATCTATCTCACTAAACGTTTTAAATACTTCTTTCTCATGGTCGCTTAAGAAGTCTAGGTGTTGTACTGAACCGTCATTATCTCGAATGCTATTCCACACCTCTCGTGTGTCCTTATCATAAGATTTAAGCACTTTTGCCAAATATGGATTTTTAATAGTTACTTTCATTTTGGCTACATCTTTTACATAGCAGTTTGACCAGATAGGCTCAATACTTTGTGATACTTGACCTAGAATAAATGCTGAACTTGTTGTCCTTTGTGTTCCACACAGTTCGCTACTTCTGTGTGCGTTCTCTTATGAACTGCTTTATGTTTCCATAAAGAGCAGACTATATCACATCTTGTTTTAAACAAGACCACTTCCACTTCCACTCGCTTGAGTGTACTCCTCGCAACAGGATAGTCGTTGAACTTTACTCACCAATTTCTATATTCAGAATTTATTAGAAACTCTTTACAACTCACAACCTCAATCTTCATATCTTGTGGATGACCCTCTTTAATCCACCTATAAAAAGAAGTTCTATCTATCTTGTATTTTTTTACAATATCTTTCACTTTATCGTAATATTTATTTTCTATTTTATAATAATTTCCTCTAGTATTTATCTTAAACTGTTCTTTCCAAACATCTCTACTATGATAAGGAAATTCATAATTACTACTAATTTTCTCGAATTTGAAATATCCATCAGATAGACACTCGAACTCTTCAATTCTATTTCTGTCCAACCCTATCTTTTTAGCCACTTTAGCTACAGAGTCATATGTTGAATAGGGAATTCCATCTATGAGTAAAAGTATCATCATTGATTTAGCTGATTTTACCCCTAAAATATCGTAACCGTGTTGAGTGTTTTCTGAAATTGTTGCCCACGCAAGATTTTCAACCCTATTATCATTCTTTATTCCATTAAGATGATTTACAACTGGTTTATTTTCTGGGTTAGGTATATAAGCTTCAGCCACTAATCTATGCACTCTGACTGATGTACTACTTCCATCATTTTTTCTTGTTGAAATTATTTCGTATCCATCTTTGTCAAGTCTTGGTGTTTTAATTACATATCTTGACCATGAGTTGTGCCATGTTCGCACTCTTCCCTCTTTAGAAACTTCTATCTTTGGAAAACTAATACTACTCTTCCACATACCAGCACCTCCTTTCTTTTTAATTTTTATGGTTGTAAGTTGTTTTTGGTGAGTCTTAGCTGCTGATTACCATATCTTTATTTAGACTTAGGTTTCCCAGCAATTCAAAAGTGTTATCATTAATATTAATTTATTAACGCCCTAAAATTAAGGTGCAATAGCTGTCAGTGTTGTATTACGACGACCATAGCCTTTTAATAATTCAGGCTCACCATAAATATTCGCTAATTCTTTAGAAGCTTCATGTGCTTTCTTTTGAATAAAACTAAAAATACGTGAGTTTAATTTAGAAGCTTCTAAACTTTCAAAAGGAATCATATTTGATTGTAGATAAGAATGCCATCCTAATGCACCCAATCCCAATGCACGATTATCTCTTGCAAAGTTATAAGCTCTTTCCATAAAGAAAAATGCTAAGCGATCTTCTTTATCTTTAGAATCTCGTAATCTCTCTAATTTCATAAGGAATTCTGTCATTACAGCATCCAGGAAAAATACCATTGTTTCAACTGCGTCTGTATTCTTCCATTCGTCAAAATGCAATAGGTTCATTGATGACAGATTGCAAACAAATGACCATTCATCATTGTTTGGCAATGCTATTTCCGAACACAGATTAGAATGATGTATTTTTAATCCTTTATCCTTATAAACATCAACTGTGTTTTTATTAACTGTATCTGAGAAAAAAAGGTACGGATACCCAATTTCAACTCGTCTTTGGATAATTTTTGCCCACAAAGTACGTTTCTTAGTGTCGCCCTCAATCATTTCTTTCATCCATTTGTCACCAATAATTACTCCGTGAGTGAGTTCTTGAATTGGGTTTCCTTCGGTTCCAATTTGTAAAAACTCTTCGATATCTGGATGGTCAACTGGTAAATATGGAGCAAACCGTCCTCTTCGAGTTGAACCTTGTGAGACAACATCCGTGATTGATTCAAACAACTCCATAAAATGAACAGAACCAGAAGATTGACCGTTATTTTTAATCTCTGCTCCACGAGGGCGCAAATCTCCAAAGTAACCAGAAGTCCCTCCACCAAATTTGCTCATCATTCCAACTTCAGATTGTGTATACAGGATGCCCCCCATATAATCTGAAACATACGAACCAAAACAACTGATGGGAAGACCCTTGTCTGTTCCAAAATTAGCCCAAACTGGCGTAGACAACGAATAATAACCTTTTTCCATGTATCCATAAAACTTGTCCGAAAAACCCTCGATTTCTAAGATTTCTTCGGCTCTATTTGCAATTTCACGTATGCGCTGTTCAGGTGTCACACCTTTAGCAAGATAACCTCTTGATAAAAATTCTCTGCTATGTTCATTTAGCCATTTCATGTAATATTTATTCCTCCTAAGTTAACTATGTCTGCTGTTTGCCGCGTTTTAAAATAAGTCGTCTGCTGAAATACTTTGTGTTCTTTTGCTATAATTCACTGATCTCTTGGAGAAGAAATCTACGTGTTTAGTTGCGATTAGTTCTGCATCGAACCAATCAGTTTCTTCTATTAATTCATCGTTCACTTCAAAAATAGGCTCATAACCAATGCTGCGTAAAGAATTATTTAAGCGGTTTTTAACAAATTCTTTCACAGTTTCTTTTGGTAGAAATTCTAAATCACCAGCCTGATAAATCCAATCAATCACATTCTGCTCTGATTCATATGCCTCTTTGCAAGATTGGAGCACAAGTTGTTCCATATACTCATCAAACCATTCTGGGTGTTCTTCTCGAATGATCTTAATAAGCTCAATACCAAATAGACCGTGAATTTGCTCCTCTTTTGAAGTGGCTTCAATCACGTTTGACACACCTTTGAACAGATTTTTATATTTATTAAATGACATGATAATTAAAAATTGAGAAAACAGAGATACATGCTCAATGAATAACGAGAACAAAAGAATTGACAAAGCATAATCTTTATCACTTTCTGTTCGTGCTAGTTTTACACCTTTTGTCAAATAATCTACTCGCTGATATAGCTCTGGAATATCTTTAATTTTTTCAAACTCGCTATTCAATCCTAAAATCTCTAGCAAATGCGAATAAGCGTCATGATGTCGTACTTCACTTTCAGCAAATGTGTAACCAACAGACCCTACTTCTGGTTTTGGGAGACGGTGATATAAGTCACCCCAAAATGTTTTAACTGCAACTTCAACTTGAGCAATAGCAAGCATTGCATTTTTTATTACATTTCGCTCTACGTCTGATACATTGATTTTAAAATCTTGAATATCTGATGTATAGTTAAATTCTGTGTGCAGCCAATATGAATGCTGAATAGCTTCTTTAAACTGAATGAGTTCTGGATACTCATATGGTTTTAGATTTAATCGATACTTAAAAATATCAGGTTTTCTTGCTTGGTTTCGTTTTTCCCGATATAGAATATAAGCTTTTGCAGTAGCATTATGCTCCGATCTCAGTAAAACTGTTTCCACTAAGTCTTGCACTTTTTCAACTGTCAGTTCATTATGTGCATTGGTTTTTATCAAATTTAATACTTCTTCAGTTAATCTTCTTGCTTCAAAAATATCAAACTCACCAGTTTGCTTTCCTGCTTTTGAGATTGCAGTAGTGATTTTTTCAGCATTAAATTTAACTTTTTCTCCATTGCGCTTAGTAATTAATTCTGGCAAATTCATTTTCTTCCTTTCGACTATGCTCAAACTTTATATGGTTATTTCATTTTCTATGTCTGATGAACAATAGTAACAAATATGTGAAGTAGTATTATCATCATAAGATTCCATCTCTATTAACTCATCAGGTGAATAATAGTGACCACAATTAATACAGCGGTCACTATCTTGATAACTATCATATTTGCTCATTCTGTCTAGTGCTTTCTTATATTTCACAGACGCTTTTCTAACTGCTTTCATCACTGTTCCGTCGTCTATGTGATAGTATTTATTAATCATATATGTATTTCACCCTATGAAATAGTCGTTTTATTACCAATATCCTAATTTTTAATGTTCATATTTAGGGTAATAACTATTACGCTTTTTCTAACTCTACTTTTACAGCGCCTAAATTTTGAGTAATAATAGTGACATCACTCAATTTCAGACCTTTTTCGCGAATTGTCTCATCAACTCGAAGATCAAATTTTGCTTCGTCCTCGTTTTTAGCTACAATTACTTCGTCAACAATAATGTTTTTCTTATTATCAACTACGTAAACTTTATACAGATATTCCATATTACTAATCTCCTCCTTTCTCAAAATAGTTGTAGTGTTCCAGTCATAAGTTTGTTTTGAGTTAGCCCATATGCCTTTAAGTTTAATAGCATCATGTTCCCAAATTGAATATTCGCAACCATGCAATTTCCTCACCTCCCTTACAAGAATTTAAGTTTGGATTTTATTGTTTTTTGCGCTCTTTGTAGTATTTAGTGAGAGTGCTGCCACTTTTTTCGCTCTGTTTTACCAAATAAAGCCCCTCATATTTCAAGCTCTTTTTCTTACATTCTGCCTTAGCTTCTTTTACAGCGGTAGTTCGAAAACTGCTGTTCACTTTAATTACATAACTTTTTCCGTCTTTATCTGATGCAGTTGCATAAAATTTATTGCTGTTATTGTATTCATTATTCATTATATTCTCACCTTTTTTTATATCTTATTTTTTAATTTCAAATCATCAATAATGATCTGTTTCGTTTTTATTACCTCGTATCTCGGACTATATCTTGCCCATGTGTTTAGATTTAATGTACCTACCACTTCAATCTTGTCGTCAATGTTTAATAAATCCTCATAATCAATATTAGATTTGAATTTCATGCAGTAGAGTGTTGGATAACTTTCGCCCATCAAATGATCAAATTCTGATACGCATCCAATTTTGAAAGTATCTCCGTCACCAAGTTTTTTGACTTCTTTTACAACAAGATTCTTGATTAAGAGATTTGACTTTTCAAAACCAGTGCCACTGATATTGAACAAGTCTTCATATTGTTTTATATTCTTCTCATTAAGATGTTCAGCATCCAATTCTAGATCGTAATAAATAGCGTCATCGACCTTGTATTCACTCAGTAAATTGCAAATCTGCTTAATCACTTGATCGTAGCTTGATTTCTTAACTGAAATACCACCAGCATAATCGTGTCCACCTACATTTTCTAATTCATCGATCTTTCGTAGTAAATTGAGCAGATTAATACCCGAGTAGCTGCGATAACTACCACCAATACGATCTTCTGTTTCACCAAGAACAAAAACTGGTCGCTTATAATGTCTAGCTAGATCATTGGCTATCAGTCCATTATAGCCTTTACCAATTGTATGGTCGTTAACAAATAAGCATTTGTCATTATCGCTTATATATGTATCAATATATTTTTTCAAGTTGGTTCCAATTTCTTTTTGACGTTTTTTGCGCTCGATGTTGTTTTCTTTCAATCTGCTTGCAAGCTCCTCAGCTTTCGCAACATCAGTGGTTGTGAATAGTTCTAATGGAATCTCTATACTATCAAGTCTAGTAGCTGCGTTAATACAAGGCGTAATATCAAAACCTACAACTGTGGTAGAAAGCTTCACTTTGTCTTTGTCTAGCGCTTTTAACAAAGCTTTGTAACCAATATTTTTGATATTTCCAAACATTTGATTAACGACGTAGCGATTTTCTAGAATACTCATGTCTTGCATGTCGCTATATAGTCCCAATCCAGCTAAATCTATTAACTCTTTGCTCTTGGTTAAACCGAGTTTATCATCGAGAACTTGACACACTTTCCAGCATAACATTGATCCTGATGCTTGTTTGTTTGGATAACTGCAATTTGGTTGTTTCGGATTAACCAAAATGCAATAAGGATTTTCTATTTCGACCTCATGATGATCGATGATTAAAACAGTAATACCTCTCTCTTGAAGAGATTTACATGCTTCAACATCGTTGCTAGATGAATCAACGATAATCAACACTTCACAATCATCTGGCACAAGTTCAACTGCCAATCCAATACCATGTCCCTCACTTCTTTGAGAGTGAAAATATTCTACATTAGGATTTAAGGGTTTTAAATAGTTGTATTTTATTGCAGTCGAGCTAATCCCATCAGGATCAACATCGGCAAATATGTAAGTCTTCTTTTTCTGTTTAATGCATTCTTCGATGATTGTGTCGGTTAAGAGTTCAACATTGGTCAACAAGTATGGACTATGTAGAACATTTTTAACTGGATTAAGAAACATGAAAAAGTTCTCAATATTTTTGATTTTGACCAAGTGATCAACAAACTTGCTACTACTTTTAAACTCCAAATCATTGCTCTTCTTCCAATTTGCTATATTTATCACCTCCTCATAATAATAATATACCATATATTGATTTCTGAAGTCAATAAGTCACAAGATATTTTATATTTTATCTTACATATAATAGTAGTGCATTACTTCTGTAATTGCTTGTTTTCTATCGCTTTCAGGCATTTGTTTTATTAAATCATTTACAGTACGTGATTTGTCCTCCCACAGCCATTGTTCTTCTTCGTATTCTAAAAATGGATAGTCTTGTTTGTACCAGTTGAAAGGGACATATGTAAATGTGTTTATGTAATTATAGACAGATTCACTACTGAAGTATCTTCCATACTTATAAGCATTGTTATCAAAAGCTTCTTCTGTTCCAATAATATATGGTGTACCCAAGCATAAAAATTTCTCAAACTCGTCTCGATGCAGATAAAAAGAAAATACTCTATCATTCAATTTGTTCGCGAAATACCCATAATCTTCACTAGTAAAATTAAACTCAAAAAGGTCTTCTGTTTTTCCAGTAATGTTGCAACGTCTTATCATTTTCTCCATCCTTTCTTCATGCCAGTTGTATATAATTCTTTTAATAATACACTAACATCCTGTTGTGAACTGAAACTGATTGAATCTAATCTTGTTTTATATTCTTCCTTGTTAAAATTAGGAATTAAGTATTCCAAATCTCCGTCTTTCAATCCTAAATTTTGAACCAAACTAGCAAATAAAAGGATGTTTTTATCGGCATTTTTCATAAAAATAACCTCCTGAATTTGAGTGTTAAGTCAATAGCAAAAATGCTATACTAATAGTAAAAAATCTTAATTTAAGCAGGTGATCTAAATGCTTGAGGTAAAAATATCTATTGATGATGGCAAAGGTAAAAAAGCTGATATTACATTAAAAGAAGCAGATAATTTAGCCAAGTTAATAATAATACAGCAAGTTTTTAACCTATTCGGTGTTGATAGCGACATAGTAGACATGACAAACACTTATAAAAAGATTGGTGCTGCCTATTCTTCTTTTTTTGAAACGGTAGACAATATTGAAAATAATAGCAATAGCAAGCAAACCATTGATCCCGCAGAAATTCAAGAAGACTTTACAATCGCTATCCAAGAATCGAAAGATGAACTTAGTAATACATATAATTCAGTTAATGATAATCAGCCTGACTATTTTATCACTGGAATTAAAAAAGGAGAATATGGCATCGATAGATATAAACTTTATTATATTTGTGAAGCTTGTGGTCATAAAGGTACACATTACATTTATCCTTATTCTGCTACAACTTGGTGTCACAATTGCAAATATGAAATGAAAGTACAACATGCTCATCCAACCATGATGGAAAGAGATAGTAAGGGCAATTTTTTCAGAGCTGGTGCATATAAAGATTGGTCTTTAGACTGGCAACTATAACTCTATTAACCTTAATTCAAGCAGGAGCTTTTTTAGTTCCTGCTTTGCTGTGTCCAGCTCTTTGTATTTTCCAAAATCAAATACAGGAATATTGTAAGCATTAGCTATTCTAATTGCCTGACCTGTGCCACCAGTGCCTTTTCCTTTCTTAGTCCAGCAAATAACAAAGTTTGACGGAGTGTCTAATTCCCAGCCCAATATCTGATGTACATTTCTCGTTTGTAGTTTTTTAGCGCCCTCGGAAAGTCTTTCCCATGCAGGATGATATGTAGCTGCTATTTCTCTTGCCTCTGGCCTGTCTTGGTAATACGGAGACTTTGAACCCTCAAAACCCTTCCAAGGCAAATATATTTCTTTGCATCCCTCAATTAAATCACTTCCATTTTCAAAGGCTTTATCAGCACCCTGAGCGCCACCTGATCTTAGTACAAATTCCAATTGAGCGAAGTATCTCCCTAGAACTGTGAAGTAATTGAGAATTTCTTGTGGTGTTTCTCTCGATCCTATTCCTGCATAATAAATTGGTTTCATGATCAACCTACTCCATTCTATCAACATCTACCGTAGTCAACATAATCACTCATCTCGTGAAACATATATCATATCATCAATATTTTTTAACTGATATTTTCTGCCACATTTATTACATGTAATTACACCATCAATCTGTTTAATCCACTCTTTATTTGAATGAAACAATCTGCACCAGTCTTCTCCCCACATATCTTTGTTGAATATTTTCATTGTTCACCTTCTTTGCTGTTGATGAAATAAGAATTTTATTGCCTGTTTTGAAAAAGATAATGTCCTAAATATGGGCAATATTCTTTTCGTGATCTTTGATTCTTTTAGTTGCTATTTCATAATACTCTTTCTCTAACTCAAATCCTATGTAATTTCTATTAGTATTAATAGCTGCAATAGCAGTAGTTCCTGATCCCATA